TACAGTATCCGTTGGATCAGTATCGGTATCGGCTGATGCAAATGTATCGCCAAGTGGTAATGCGGGTACAGTTGGGCTGGGATCGGTTACAGCTACAGGGACAGCGACAGTATCCCCTACAGGAAGTTCTGCAACGGTATCTGTTGGCAGCGTTACGGCGATTACAAGCAATACGATTACAGTCAGCAGTACAGAGCTTGTCGCGTCTACAGCAAGCGTTAGTATCAACGGTGACTCAATTGTTGGGGTCACAGGAAATTCGGTCACGGTTTCAACAACAACTCCCCTTGTCTGGAGCTTGGTTGACGACAGTCAAACAGCAAGTTGGTCAGGGGTTAGCACAAGTCAAACACCAAACTGGACGGCTATTGACGACAGTCAAACGCCTAATTGGAAAGAGGTAGCATAAATGGCAACTTACGTTAATGACCTAAGATTAAAAGAAATCGCTACTGGCGATGAATCAGGAACTTGGGGAACAAGTACAAATACAAATTTGGAGCTAATCGCTGAAAAGTTTGGGGCAGCAAGCGAGGCTCTTTCGGACGCTAGTACTGCTACCATAACGATGGCGGATGGGACTAGCGATGCATTTCGTTCAATGGCCCTTACCCTTACAGGATCTCTCTCACAGGCTTGTACGGTCACATTGGCTCCAAATACTCTTTCTAACGTCTGGGTAGTTCAAAACTCCGCTGGTGATACAGTCACCCTTACACAAGGCACAGGCGCGAATGTGGTCATACCAAATGGCGGTATCCGCATGGTCGCTACTGATGGTGGCGGTTCTGGTGGTGTCGTTACTGATGTCCTAGACGTACTAGGCGGTACAGGCAACGTAGGGCTTGGTAGTGGTGCATTTGGCACAGCACTTACAACAGGCACAGATAATGTAGCGATAGGTGAAGCTGCGGGTGATGCGCTTACAAGTGGTGCTGACAATACTTTGGTTGGTGATAACGCAGGTGGCGCATTAACTACCGGTGGGAACAACGTAGCCGTGGGGTCTGGGGCTTTATTGGTAGCCACGACAGCAGCCGACAATACGGCGGTGGGGACACTAGCTTTAACCGCTAATAGCTCTGGAACAGACAATACTGCTGTGGGTTATGCAGCAGGAGACGCTGTAACTACTGGTTCTGACAATACCTTGATTGGTGACAACGCGGGTGGCGCATTGACAACTGGTGGTGATAATACTGCGATTGGCTCTGGTGCATTAGCTACTGAAGATGGAAATGGACAAAACGTAGCAGTGGGATCAGCAGCATTAGCAACATTAAATGCTGGTGCAGATGCTGGAAATGTAGCAATCGGTTATCAAGCACTTACAGCCGCTTCGACTGGAGTTGATAATGTTGCAGTCGGTTTTCAAGCTGGAGATGCTGTCACCACAGGTTCAGATAACACATTAATCGGAGATAGTGCTGGTGGAGCTTTAACGACAGGTGCAAACAATGTCGCGGTGGGTTCAGCAGCTTTATCAACAGAAGATGGAAATGGAAATAATGTTGCAGTTGGTGTTTCTGCTCTTGCTACTCTTAACGCTGGTGCAGATGCTGGAAATGTAGCAATCGGCTATCAAGCACTTACAGCAGCGACAGTTGGGCATTCAAATGTAGCAGTTGGGGCTTTAGCTGGTGACGCAATCACCACGGGTGATGAAAACGTGGCTGTTGGTTACGGTGCATTAAGTGCATCGACAACAAATAATAACAACACAGCTATTGGATCGATGGCATTAGCGGTTTCAACGGCATCAAACAACGTAGCAGTTGGGATGGACGCTCTAGCCGCAAATACCACCGGAGGATCGAATGTTGCCGTTGGCAGAATAGCCGGTACAAGTGTAACAACGGGCGCAAACAACGTGATTATCGGTCATGGTGCTGGCGAGAGTTTAAGTACAGGTGGTAGCAATGTGGCTATTGGCTCTGCTGCATTCGCAAACTGTGCCACGGCTTCATACAACACCGCAGTTGGTTTCGACGCACTTAATGACAACACCACAGGCGCATCGAATACCGCTGTCGGCTCCTATGCCTTGGATGCGAATAGTACCGCAAGTTACAACACAGCGGTTGGGAGTAGTGCGCTTGGGGCCACGACCACAGGAGATAATAATGTAGCGATCGGCAATAGTGCTTTATACACGAATGTTGGTAATGGCGGCAATGTAGCAATCGGGGTCAGCGCCTTAACGACTTCAAATGGTGGATACTACAACACGGCGGTAGGCTATCAGTCGGGTGATGAATTAACGACGGGTATTTCTAGTACATTTATAGGACGGGGGGCGGGTCATTCAGTGACAACGGCTCATTATAATGTTTGTATCGGTGATCTGGCTGGAGGCGAAATAACCACGGGGTCTAGTAATGTTTGTGTAGGTAAAGATGCGGGAGACAGCATTACTACTGCAAGTCAAAACATACTGATCGGGCAAAATGCTAATCCCGGTAATGCTGATGGGAACGCGATTGTCATCGGACATGACATTAGTATCGATGGTAATTATTTTACTTTTGGAAAGGCTTCTAATTATGTTTATAACAACTTTACATCAGATGCTAACTGGTCAAGAACTTCGGACTCTCGATTGAAAACGAATGTTAAAGATAATACGTTAGGTCTTGGTTTTATCGATTCTTTAAGGTCTGTTACTTTTAACTGGAAGCGTTCTCAAGATCTTGATTCATCCGATCCCCACATGGCTACTGTTTATGATGCTGATAAAAACCGAATGGACTCAGATAAAACCATGTATGGATTTATTGCGCAAGAAGTTAAGGCCGCTATGGATTCCGCTGGGGAATCAGAGTTTGGGGGCTGGGTAACTCCCAGCACAGGTCTACAAGGAGTCTCTGTAGAAGCAATGGTTGTGCCTTTAGTCAAAGCAGTTCAAGAACTTTCCGCAGAAATTAAAAAACTTAAAGGAGGCTAGAGATGGCTATTAAGAAAACATTAACTGGGGGAATTCCTTCTGTTTTAGACGGTAAGGTAGTTATCTGGAACCTTACAATGAAGTACGAAGAAGGTACTGAGGGCGAAGACGATTACTACACAAACAATAAAAACGCCACTGTTAATGCGACTGATACCGCCCCAGACGGTTCAACTATTAATAACTTTACGCCAAAGGCTGAAGCAGATTGGACTAAGAAAGAACTAGAAGATCTTTGCCCAACTACCCAGTGGGACGCAATATTTGCAAGTCAATATGACTCAGTGATTACGAACCCGTCTAAAGAGCCTGTGCCTGATAACAACTACGTTATTCCTAGCTAATGGAACCGCAACCCTACACATTCCACACGCTGCCAGCAGTCTTCATGCTTGAGACTCAGCTACCTGAGAATATTGTAGGTGATCTGAATACTTACTTAGATAAGTTGATGATCGCAGAGGAGCGTAAGAGCCATGCGGGTACGTTAGTGGGGCAGATAGGCCACGGGCAACAGCTTACGATGGATCATTTATGTGAAGAGATGAAAGACTTCAACACGATGATTCAAGGGTTGGCGATGGATTATGTGAAGCAGTTCTGTGCTGCATCTGGTAACCCTTTATCTGGTAATCGGGAGGTAATGACTGATGAGTTATGGAGTGTTCATTCTTACATGGGCGATTACAATCCTATACATGATCATGGTACTAAAACGATTATGGGAGTCTCCTGCACCACATGGACAAAAGTCCCGCAACAAATCCTAGACCAGCCGACAGCGGGAAGCCCAGAATATAGCCTGTATAACGCCAGTGGTAATGCAGATGGTTGCCTAGCTTTTAGTTATGGCAGAAACAGTTTATTAGATGTGGAGCGGTTAGCGCCCCCGCAGAGTTTTATTATCAAGCCAGAAGTCGGGAAGATGCTGATGTTTCCTAGTTGGCTAACACATATGGTTTACCCTTTCGAGGGTGAAGGAGAACGGCGCACAGTCGCTGCAAATTTGAATGTATGGAAGGTGAATGATGACGGAACAAGGCACTGAGAACACAGTTACAGTTACGGCCCCAGAAGAAGAGATTATTGAAGAATCTGAGGTTGTTGAGTTACCTCCAAGTGTGGTTCAGATAACCGAAAGGATGGACGAGCTTAGAGAAGAAATTGGTCAGATCACTAATGTCATTAATGCGAACCAAAAAGAACTGGACACTCGTGTAGCGGCATTCAATTGGTACTCACAACAGCTAGAAATGGCAACATCGGAGAAACAGTAATGGATGCATTATTAAATTTGATTTCAGTTGTGACGGGTATCGTATGTGCGGCCTCGATTATATGCAGCCTAACACCGACTCCAAAAGACGATGCTTTAATTGGAAGGCTGTACAAGATCGTTGAGATTGCGGCGTTGAATATAGGTAAGGCAAAGGAACCCGGAGCAGACATTAATCCAATCAGCTTTACTAAAAAAGAAGACTGATGGCCGCTAAAAAAGCTTCTGCTAAAGGCAAAACCGTTACCCCTAAATCTCAGGACGCTTTGTCTGAAATAAAGACGCATCAAAGAGAATGTGCTATTCGATATGAGTATATTGAAAAACGTCTTGATGAGGGGTCAGAAAAATTTAAAAAACTTGAAATGATGATTTGGGGAGTTTATCCATTCATGGTGGCAACTATAGTTGCTGCAAAATTCCTATGATCAATGAAAGGCACAATCTTAGCCTTTATGCTAATAACAGTTATAGAGGGGAATGTTATTGATGGTGCTGAAAGTATGTTGTTTAGAGACATTCACAGATGCCAGCAATTTGCTTACTGGATTGAGCATAATTGCAGAGATGTCCGTTGTAGAGGGGGCATCAAACAACACAACATAACCGCTTACTGCAAGCCAGTGATGGCTGGAGCCAACCAAAAGTTTTGGGATTAGTAATGAGTGTATACAACGCTTTGTTTTATATAATGGAGGAGAAACGCTTTGCCCGATGGGATGAGTATATTGAGTACTATCGGAATCAGAGCATCGAAAATAAGTGAGTTCAAAGAAACTACAACACGATTCTGTATGGGCTAAGTACGATATAGATAATGATGGCACGGTTAGCGATGAAGAGCTAGAACGTGCTACTCAGATGATCGAATTAGACCTTAGAGAAGAAAAGCAAGACTCCCAACGCAGAATTGCTTGGGTTGCCATGTCTTCTATGGTTTTGTATTCATTACTTCCTTTGATGCCGTTTGTCCCAGAGGACAGGCTTTCAACTCTTTCATCATTAAGCGATATGTTATTTCTCAGCCAAGCATCTATTATCGGTTTGTATTTTGGTGCCACGGCTTATATGTCTCGTAAACCGTAAGGTTTTACCATGATATTTGAAACGGTCGCAGCGGTTACGGCGGCGCTATCGGCATTGAACGGTCTCATCTCTCAAGTCAAAGAGACTGGCGGCAATGTCAATTCTGTTTTGGATCGCATGACTGGAATCCAAGACGGGATGAATAAACTGGAGATCGAGAAGCGCGAAAGTATCAGCCAGCCCCTAACGCCTCAAGAAGCCATGAAGTTAGCGTGGGCAAAACAAAGCATTGACAGGTATAACGAGGAACTCCGGCTGTTATGCCATATGTCGGTTGAAGGTGAGAAATTCTGGCAGAATTATCAAGATGCTTTAAAGGAATCCAGAGAAAGACACGCAGCAAATGTCAAAGCGATAATTGCAAAAAAGAAGGCTAGGAAACAGTTTCTACAGGACTTGTTCCTATACTCCACCGTAGGGATCATTGGACTGATGATTGCCGCAATTGTGATAACCCTAGTGATTTTTGCATTTAAACCGTAGGAGGAGCTATGGATGTAGGAGCAACAAATCCCGTTAACCAGATTTCTTGGAGACAGGTGGCAGAACAGAAATATCAAAGGTTGATGGATGACCTTCAGGTTGAAGAACGCAAGCAAAGAGTGGAGCAATTAAATACTACACTCTATATTGCTAAAAACAATAAAATACAACTTCAATCGGGGAAAGCCCCAAATAACATTAATTTCTTGGTGTAAGTATGCCTCCTAAAAAAGATTCAAGGTTAGCTAGAGCAGGAGTTACTGGATTTAACAAGCCTAAGCGAACGCCTAATCACCCTAAGAAATCTCATGTGGTTGTGGCAAAAGATGGGGATAAAGTAAAGACTATTCGCTTTGGGCAACAGGGTGTTAAGACTGCTGGCAAACCTAAGAAGGGTGAGTCTGCAACACAAAAAGCAAGACGCAAAAGCTTTAAGGCGCGTCATGGAAAGAACATTGCAAAGGGCAAAATGTCAGCAGCGTACTGGGCTAACAAGGTGAAATGGTAATGGGATTTAAGTTAAGCGCAGGGCTGGGGATTGCTTTATTGATCTTATCTGGCGCTTTTAAAATGTATTACGACAAGACACAAGCAGAAATCGAGGCGTTCCATTTGCAGCTAGAACAATCTATTCAGAACCAAAAGACGCTTGAAAGCACTATTGAACAGCAAAACGAGAACTTAAAGCAAGCTGTTGAAAACCAAGAAATGATGATTAGTCAGGTTGAAAGGCTTACAAAAGAGAACATGGTGGCGCAAAACGAGGTAACCGATATCAGAAAAAAGTTCTCAAAGCATTCTATGGATGCATTGTCCATCAGAAAGCCCAAATTAATAGAGAATATTATCAATCGCGGCACAAAGTCAGTACTCAATGATCTCAAAGTTATTACCGATGAAGCTCAGTTTGATGAAAATACTGATATTCCTAGTACTTCTGCTAGTTAGCGGTTGTTCTATCCTTGGCTCAAAGCGGGATATCCCTCAAGTTAAGCCGGTAGAAGTTGTTACAATTTCTAAGAAAGCTCCGGTTTATCATCCGCCTTTACCAAACCAGATAGATCCTGTTCCTGTTGAATGGACTGTATTAAATCCAGAATTAATGCAAGAGTATCTAGACGACCTAGAAGATGGCAATGCACCAACTAATGCTTGGTACGCTTTAACGACAAAAGGGTATGAAAATCTTTCTACCAATATGGCTGATGTTAAGAGGTATCTAAGGCAGGTAATTAGTATATTAAAATATTACCGGGAAATAGATAAGAAGGAAGAAGATGAAGATAAGTGAAGACGGATTAGAGCTTATAAAGAAATTTGAAGGATGCGAGACTTCCGCATACCAAGACAGCGTTGGTGTTTGGACGATAGGATTTGGTCATACCAAAGGTGTTGAGGAGGGTCAAACTTGCTCAATGGAAGACGCAGAAACAATGCTTGCAGATGAGATGGATGAGTATGAAGGTTATATTAACAATATGGTTAAGGTTGACCTTCAGCAGTATGAGTTCGATTCCTTAGTTGCGTGGGTCTACAATCTTGGCCCGACTAACCTTGGCGAAAGTACGATGTTGAAGGTGCTTAATGGCGGTCAATTTAATCGAGTTCCAGAAGAGATGAATCGTTGGAACCGTGCTGGCGGAGAGGTTCTTGAGGGTTTGGTTAGAAGAAGACAAGCGGAGTCATTGATGTTTCAGAATTTAGATTGGAGGCAAGTTTAATGACAGTTTATACCGGTAATCCTTTTGGAGGGTTTGGTGGTTTTGGCGGAGGTTTTCCTCCGATGAGAAATCCTAGAATGCCTACACCAAGACCTAGACCTCCAATGAATCAGCCTCAAATGCCCATGCCCCCAATGAACCAAATGCCTAGGCGTATGCCGGGAGGCCCAAGCAAAGGGGGAGCGAGTTCAACTGGAGGGTGGATGAGAAATCTCCCCTCTAGCCCAATGATGCAAAGACCCATGCCCGGAGGGCCGGGAAAAGCAAGGCCTATGCCAAGAGGACAAATGCCCGGAGGGCCGGGAAAGGGAAGATCGCAAGATCCTTTTCGTAGGCAAACAATGCAGCCTCAACCATTTGGTCAGCGAAGAACCCAAGGCCCAATGAATATCCCTCAGTTGCCTTTTCAGGGTTTAGGTTCTCCTCAGTTTTCTGTTGGCGGTGGGTACGGACAAGCTCCGATGATGAATCCTATGACTCAACAGGGGTTTTTTGGTCAGCGAAGAGCGCAAGGCCCAAATACGTTTCAACCTCTTATGCGTAATGCTGGTCGCAGGTTTTATGGTGGCGGTATAACGGATCTTTATCCTAGATAATGGCTTTAACTAAGATACAATTTGCCCCCGGCGTTAATAAGGAAGGCACTGAGTACACAGCCGATGCTGGGTGGTTTAAATCAGACAAGATCAGGTTTAGAAAAGGCCGTCCTGAAAAGATTGGAGGCTGGGCTAAATATTCTGAGAATACTTTTCTTGGGGTCTGTCGATCACTACATGATTGGGCCTCTTTAGAGTCTATACGGTATATAGGTCTTGGCACTCATTTAAAGTTTTACGTCAACCAAGGCGCAAACTTTCACGATGTAACGCCTATCAGGTCAACAACATCTGCTGGAGATGTGACGTTTTCAGCAAGTAATGGTAGCTCAACAATAACAGCTACAGATACTGCTCACGGCGCTAATGTTAATGACTTTGTAACCTTTTCTGGAGCGTCTTCTTTAGGTGGCAATATTACTGCTGCTGTGCTTAATCAAGAGTATCAGATTACTGCTGTTACTTCCGCAAACGCATTCACATTTACTGCTAAAGATTCGGATGGGGATACGGTTACAGCAAACGCAAGCGATAGCGGTAACGGAGGATCAAGTGTTGTCGGCGCTTATCAGATAGGTGTTGGACTTAACGCTTACGTTGAGGGTACTGGTTGGGGCGCTGGGGCATGGGGTGATGGAACCTTTGGTTCTGTTAGCTCGATAGGAGCTTCTGCCCAGCTTAGGCTTTATAGCCAAGACAACTTTGGCGAAGATTTAATATTCAATGTTAGAGGCGGTGGAGTTTATTATTGGGATGAGTCTTCTGGCACATCTGTTAGAGGAGTTGATTTAAGCACTTTAAGTGGTGCATCTAATACGCCAACAGCCGCGCTTCAAACGCTAGTTTCTGATGTAGACCAGCACGTTGTGTGTTTTGGAGTAAATACTATTGGATCAAGCACTATTGATCCTTTGCTTGTTAGGTGGTCTGACCAAGAAAGCGCCGCTGATTGGACTCCAACATCTACCAACACTGCCGGTGGTGCCAGAATAAACTCTGGATCAAAGATTGTTGGAGCTGTTCAGGCTAGGCAAGAGATATTAATTTTTACTGACGCAAGTTTGCACAGTATGCGTTTTGTTGGGTCTCCGTTTATTTTTCAATTTAGTACATTAAGTACTGATATATCTATGATCTCTCCTAATGCTGCGGTTAACGCTAGAGGCGTTGTTTACTTCATGGATAAGGGTAATTTCTATACATACAACGGCGCTGTCCAGCCGCTTCAGTGTAGTGTATTAGATTATGTATTTAGCAATATTAATTTAAGTCAGGCGTATAAGGTCTTTGCTGCTGAAAATAACGCCCATTCGGAGGTTACTTGGTATTATCCTATTGGGAGTGGCGATACAGAAATTACCAACTATGTCACTTATAATTACATAGAGAATCTTTGGTCTGTAGGAACACTGGTAAGAGGCGCATGGCTAGGTGCTGCAACAAGGGATAACCCCTTAGCAACGTCAATCATTACTTCTACAGATGCTAATTATCTTTATAATCATGAAACAGGATATGACGCTGATGGGTCTGCAATGACTGCATATGTTGAATCTGGAGATCTTGAGCTTAGTGATGGAGAGGTTTTTACCTTCATCAGCCGTATCATTCCAGACTTCAACTTTAGCGGAGATACGGACGATGCTTCTTTAGACATCACACTTAAAGGTAGCAACTTCCCTCTAGAAGATGCCTCAACACTTTCCACATCAACGATCACTAATAGCAGCACACAGGCTTATGTAAGAACAAGAGCTAGGCATTCAATAGTAAGACTTGAAAGCACTGGAACTGGTTTTGGCTGGAGGCTGGGTGATATAAGATTGGATATGAGAACAGACGGTAGAAGATAATGGCATCACAAAGACAAGAGCCTCTTCCAATAGCTCCAGATGAATATGACGTTTTAAATGAACGTCTTAATAGAAGAACAATTGAGCTTGTTTTCCAGACAATAGAAAACGATGTTCAACTAGCTAA